GAAACGAAACTAAAGCCCGGTCAAAAGGAAGCGGCGGTCTTACTCGTTGAATACGATTTTACCGATAAGGACGAGCGCAAAACGAAAGAGGAAATCGCTGCNGANGTCGGCGTCTCACGCATGACGCTNCATCGNTGGGAAACGGGCGACGAAAACTTTATCGCTTATAAAAATTACGTTGCCAGCACGTACGTCAACACGTATTTGCCGTTCGTTTACAAAAAACTAATCGACGGTATTTCGCGCGGCTCGATGAAAGGGATCGAATTGTTCTTGAAGCGCGTCGGCGATCTTGACGACAAAACCGAAATCACACTTAACGATAATCGCGACAACCAGTCGTTCGAAGAACGTAAAGCGGCGTTACTTGCACGTTTAGGCGAAAAGGACGGCGAGTAGTTTGGCGTTTGTAGACGGTAAATGGCTCGATCGACCGGCGCGCGAACGACTAATAAACGAACTTCGCGAAGAAAACAACCTGATTCGCCGGTTGATCGAAACGAATAAAGCGGTTGACTACGATCTTGATCGGCTGGAAGCGAATTTAACGTTGCTCGAAAAGTTAGAACGTGTTCACCGTGGCGAGCGTGACGTGCTGTACTTCGCGATGGAATATTTTAGCGATAACGGTAATCCTGAAAACGAAGGCAATTTAATTCCGTCGGGCGTTAACTACGAAAACGCAGCCGACTTTCATAAAACGCTTTGTGGCTTGCTAAACGACGTAATAACCGGTAAACAGCGCGAACACGTTGCGTGGGCCTGTCCGCGGGGTCACGCTAAAACAGCTTATTTATCGAATATTTTCCTCGCGCACCAGGTCGTTTATCGACACCGCAAATATATCGTGGAAATTTCGGAAACAACGGACGTAGCAGGCGACTTCATTACATGGACGCGTTATCAGCTAAAATTTAACGCAAAACTTCGCGAAGACTTTGGCGAGTTGCTTGATCCGCGACCGTCCAAGAACGAAGTTGATAATAAATACGAGTTTATCACGTCAAGCGGCACGAAAGTAGAAGCGAAAGGACTCGGTACGCAAATGCGCGGACTTCGCCACGGCAACACGCGACCGGACTTATTTATTCTCGACGATTTAGAATCGAAAGACTCAACGAACACGAGCGATTTAATAGAAAAGTCTAAAGCGTGGTTTCGCGAGGAAATGTTGCCGGCGTTGAGTCGCGACGGTATTTGCATTTACCTTGGTACAATTTTATGCTTCGATAGCTTGCTCGATTACGTGATTCGCGAACGACGCGACTTCAAATCGAAAAAGTTTTCGGCGGTGAAATCGTGGGCGAAACGTCAGGACTTGTGGCAACGTTGGCGCGAAATTTACCGCAGCGACGACCCCGAAGCAGCGGAAAAAGCGCGAAAGTTCTACGAGGAACACGAAGCGGAAATGCTTGACGGCGCGTCGATTTTGTGGCCGGAATATTTCACGTATTACGAGTTCATGGTCAAACTCGAAGAAAACGGCACAAAAGCGTTTAATCAGGAATATCAAAACGAGCCGACCGACGAGGAACGACAAATCTTTAAACCCGAGTATTTTACGTATTTTGACGATAAAGACATCGAAGGCAAGGATATTTCGTTTTTTGGCGCTATTGACTTGGCGATGGGTAAGGAACGTGGTGATTATTCAGTTATTGTCACAATGGCGCGTAATAACGAAACAGGCGTTTGTTACGTTTATGACGTGTTCATGGAACGCTGTCACCCGGACGTATTATTGCGCGAAGCTGTTAAGCGGACGTTGCAATTCCAATACGAAGGACTCGCGGTTGAGGCGCAAATGGCACAAGAGTTTATCGCAGACAAACTGGCGGAGGAACTTCGTAAACACGGTTATCCGAGCCATACGCGCTTAAAATATATTAAGCAACGCACGCGGAAAGCGTTGCGTATTGAGGCATTGTTGCCGGACATTCAAGCGGGTCGTATTCGATTNAGACGTACTGACAGATTGGCNCTTGAGCAATTCGAATTATACCCGATGCACAAGCACGACGATTTTCCGGACGCTGTGTCGATGTGCTACGACGCAGCCAAAAGCGGAAATGTGTACGTAAAAACATACAAACGGAATTTGCGATAAGGAGGTGGTGTAGTTGGCGGATTACAATTTATTAAGCCCGCAGAGTATGGACGAATTGCTGTTTTCGCCGTATCAACAAGCGTTAGGGCGCTCAACGTGGCAACGTATTAATCAACAACTACGAAACTATGACTATTATGATGGTAAGCAACACGTTCACCCTGACACGGGCCAACTCGTCAAGGCGAAGGATTTGCCGCGACCATCAGGTCTCGACTATGACCCGACGCGATACGCAACAAACTACTTCAAGGCGTTTATTAAACGCAAAGCCCGTTGGCAAATGGGCGGAAAGCATGGAATATCCGTCACGCCAAAACAAATTGACGACCCGATAGAAGCGACAAAACCCGACTATGAGCCTAGCGAAGCACAACGTCGCGAAAACGAACGGGCGGAAGCGTATGAGCGTTTGTTATATCAACTTTGGCGCGAAAACAAAATGCGAGAAAAGTTGCTCGCAGCGGCGCGTGATCGTTTAATCGCGGGACGTGTAGGTTGTAAAATCGTATTTAATCCAAACACCGGAAAAATTAAATGGGTGTTTCGTCCCGACTACGAAATAGTACCGGTTTACAGCGATGATGATTACGAGGAATTGGTTGCGGTTCATTTCGTGTCGTTCATCGACAACGAAGAAACAGGCGAAGAATTTATTCGAAAACAGACATTCTCGCTCGAAAATGGCGAGTGCTTCCTCGAAGAAGCGGTTTATGATTACAACCTAGATTTAGTCGAGCAAATCACGCCGAAACAATCGATGGGACTNGATTTCATTCCGGTTGTACTGTTCCCAGTCAATGATTTATCAGGNGANTCAGTAGATTATTCCGAAGTAAACGACATGAAAGAGCAAACCGACATTTTAAACGAAATGAACGAAGATGCAATCGATTCGTTGAAGTTCGAAATGTTCCCGATGACCGCGGTACTAGACGCACCGGAAGGAACGGCGGCTAAAATGGCGATTGCGCCAGGCGCGGTTGTTGAGGCTCGCGGTGCGGTAGACAGTAGAGCGCCGGAAATTAAAAAGGTTGAGTCAGGCTTCCGTTGGAAAGAAGCATTTAAAGATCAGTATGCTCGCGTTAAAGCAGCGCTTCACGAGATAACTAGTTTACCGCAAATCGTTCCGCAGGAATTGAATTTCGGCGGACTTAATGGCGAAGCATTGCACGTTTTATTTCACGACATAATTCAAGAAACCGAGGAACATTGGCTTTCGTGGGGTCCGCGATTAGAGGAACTACACGAGAAAACAATTCGATACTTGCAGGCTCGTGTTGATCGTCCGGTATTCGCTTACGACCGAGAAGTCGTAAAACTAATTGGTGACGATTATGACAACGAAATTAAATTTGTTTTACCTTTACCGGACAATCGAAAAGAATTAGTCGAATTACTGACACTTGAAACAAGCGCAGGTTTTGAATCAACAGCAGGAGCAATGCAGCGATTAGGCGTCGAAAATGTAAACGCGAAAAAACAAGAGATTACTAACGAAATTGCACAACGAAGACAAACAACAGATCCATACAACGAAACTTCGTCCGCGTGACGTTAAACGGAGGTTTTTGAATGAGCGAAGAAATTAAAAACGAACAAACACATCAAACAGATAATGTCGACAATCAATCGCCAGCGGAGGCGGAAAAACCGCAAGTCGACAACAAAATTCCGTATGAGCGTTTTAAACAAAAAGTAGATGAAGTCAACGAGTTAAAACGTAAGTTGGCGGAAATTGAAAAAGAGCGCGATGAAGCGGAGCGCAAAAAGCTAGAGGAGCAAAACGAATACAAGGCCTTGTACGAAAAAGCGCAAGCGGAACTTGAAAAAATAAAAATGAGTGCGCTTGACGCGAAAAAAGATGCATTACTCGCACAAGCAGGCTACACAAGCGAGCAAATCGAACGGTACCGTAAGTATTTAACTGGCGAAAATGAGGACGAACTTAAAGCGTCACTCGAAACATTAATCGCGGATATTCCGCCGAAAAAGGCAGTAGGCGTTGACCCAAGCGCAGGTAACACTGAAAAGCAACCGCCGAAACCGAAAGATGAGGCGGAAATCGGGCGTAATATATTCAAACGCCTGAAAGAAAAAGGAAAAATTCGATAATTAGGAGGGTCATTAAATGGCAGGTTACACTTTAAAAATCACTGAGCAGCCGTTTAAAAGCGGTAAAAACATTTTAGCGTCTGAGCATTTTCAATTTATCGAAGGAGGCGCAACATTAGACGCGGCTGCAATCGGCGCTAAAACACTAGAAGCCGGAACAGCAATCGCTCGTAATACTACAACGGGTAAATTCGAGGAGTACAGCGAAACAACTCCGGGAACACTCGAACCCGGCTTTGATGAATTCGCAATTTTAAACGTGAACGTTGAAGTTGATGGAGTAAATGACGTAGTAGTCGGCGAGGTTATTGTTCGCGGTTCTGTTTACGATGCGAAAATTATTGGTGCTACTGATGCTTTTAAAGAAGCAAACAAAAACATTAGATATGTAAAACACATTTAACGTAAAGGCGCTTTCGGTGTGGATGCGTCTTAAAAAATTAATAATTTAGGAGGAATAGAGTTATGGCAGGTATTACACATTTAGAAGAATTTAAAGAGCCGGCATTGCGCGGTTTAGTTGACGAAACTTTGCAAGAGGCTGAACCAACGTTAGGCGACCGTTTCTTACCGAACGCAGAAATCTATTCGAATACTTTCGCGTATGACATCATTAAAAAATCTAAACACATTGGCGCTATGATTGGGTACGGTTCCGAGCCTCCGGTTGTTGACCGTGATGCAGTGGCGTCCAAAATGGGCGAAATCGCGAAAATGGGTATTAAATATATCGCGACAGAGGAAGAATTACTGGCGTTAAACCAAGCGCGTAATAATGGCGAAAAAGCTGCGATGATTGA